GTAGCGATCTTTTACCCAATGATGTCCAGGGCCACCGGGGTTGCCTGTTAGGCGCATACCACATGGAACACCGGCGGCCGAGCGGAGCGTGCCTTTTAGCTTGTTGATGGGCTCAGGAAAGGGGAAGTTAGTGGCTTCTTCAACGTAGACGCGGGTGTAGTTGTGGCCTTGATATTCTTCGGCGTCAGAATCCCGGTCGAGGTAGGCAAATTTGAGGCGAGCCCCGTTAGGCATTAGCCATTCTTTCTTTTGCTCATGCCATTTGGCGCCGAGCTTGTAAAAGAGAACCTTTGTTCGGGCGATGACTTCTGAAAGAGCGACTAGTTTTCGGCGTACAAAGAGGCCAATAGCGTGCTCGCCGTATTGCCCAGCATGGTTAAGCCAATCGCCGATAGAGCCGTCAGTTTTTCCACCGCCCCGGGCTCCGCCGTAAAAAACCTCGAAAACGGGGCACTTTACTAGGTCAGTTTGGGGGCCGGGCTGGGGCTCCCAAATAATTGTGGGGGAAGGGTTGGTCATGGGGGCTTACCAAAACCGGAAGAAAGATTTAATCTCTCTATAATTTTAATCTGCTCCGGGGTAAAAACAAGAGAAGCTGGGCTTTTTTCAGCTATATTTGCTGAAGTACCCCCGGGGTTAACATTACCGTAACGAGCCATATATCTAATGCCGTCATAACCCGCATCACGGATTAAACGCTCGGCGCGTTGGGGTGAAGTAGCATCAATCGCATTTTGTAAAAATGTTGCTGGAATACCTTTTTCGTCTTTACTGCTGAAAAAACGTTGACCAGCCAATTTTTGAGCAAGCGCAAACCTTGGGTCGCTTTCCATTACGATTTCATCAGCTTTAAGTGGATTTTCCATTTCAGCTTCTACTTGATAAAGCGTCGGTTTCGCGTTTTTAACTGATTTTCTCGGGCTTAAAGCATAGCGTTCGGCAAAGCTGCGATTATCGGCTGCGTGAATACCAAAACCCAGTTGTTCGTTTTTTCGGATGTTTGGTCTAAATACAGAAAATTCGCCATTAGGTGTACCATGCCAGCCCGGGAACACAATCGCCCCAAGTTGATCCGCGGACGTTGGTGGTGGAATTTTAGCCCGGGAAGCAAAGCCGCTAAGAAAGGGCAAAGCCCAAGAAGCAAGCCTGCCGGTTGTGTATTCACTTGAGCCCGTGTCTTCAAGAGGGGTGTTTTTAACCAGCCAGTCGCTAGTCAGGGGAACGTCTTTTGGCTCTCGCAGCTCGGGCAGTTGGGAGGGGGATAGCATCCCCAACTTTGACCCCGCATAGCCATATCCCGCCCGGGCTAGGTTTTCGAGGTTAACAGCGGTATCCCCAAACCCGCCCATAACGTCGGCGGTCAGGCTCCGGGCAAAGCCTTTGGCTAGGTCAGCGTATTTTGGCAAGCTCTTGCTCCATTGCTCCGACTGTAAGCCCCGCCGCCTTTGGCGGATTAAGCTCCGGGAATGTATTGGTCGACGATTTCAACCCCCCGGGAGGAAGTACGAAGCCAGGTTTTAGCATCGCGCTCGGGCGGGGGCAGGTTGACGACGTAGAGATTCTGCTGCACGGGGGCAGTTTCAGGGCGTTTATTACGATCACCAACACCTAGCGCGGCCATGCGGATTAGGTCTGAGTTAGAAACCGGGTGGTTGTTGTCGATCTTATCAAGTAGTCGATCTAAGGCCCGGCGAGCAATAGCGTCAAGTCGGGCTTCAATCGACGCTTTTATCTTTGGGTCAACCAGCTCCCCCTTGCGGTTGGCAAGGCGCTCTTGAAAAGAGTCGGAGTTGATGATAATACTCATCCACGATTCGGTAAAACCGAATTCTCGGGCTAAGTCCCCTTGGGAGACGGCCGGGTTGGCGATAATCATATCGATTATAGCGTCGTGCGTATAGCGGACTTTGGTTATTTCGCTCATAATTGCCCCTAAACCCCGGGTTTGGGTTTGGGCTTTAGTTTAACACCCCCGGGGGTCGTTGCAAGGGCGAAAGCCGAGGTGCGGGAAAACTTCCCTAGCCCCGAGCTTTTTAGATATTACACCCTAAGATGTTGCCCATGAGTGGGGGTTGGGTATTACCCCTAAACCCCGGCGACCGAGATACCCCCTGCCGGGTTATACCCGGGGGGTCGGGAGAGGAGGGATAATGGGGAAAAGGGAATATCCCCCGAGGGGGGAGAATATCTAGCTAGAGGGCCCGGGATAATGGGTAGGGAGCCGGGGGATAATAGCTAGGGATAGGGGCTCGGGCAGGCTGGGGGTATTAGCCCCGAAGCCGGGGGATTGACATGGGGGATGGATAGGTATAGGGAAAATGGGGGATAGGGTTAGGGGATAATCGGCATGGGTAGCGTTTCCCGGTATGTTCCCGTTGGGTACCCGTTGGTTTCCCGGAGTTGCCTAATAATGAGTTTCAGATATTGCCCCGGGGTTATGCGAAAAATGGGGGATTGGGTAGCCACGAGGGATGTTGAAGAGTATAGATAGGGTGTCTGTTACATTTGTTACAAATTTTTTTTTAATATACACTACCCCCCCTACCCTTTGAAGCTACTGACAACCCCCATTTGTGTGTTAATGGGGAACTATGAAACCTAACGGGTATGCTAAGGGGAAATGAGGGAAACTGTTCCGTGGTGGGGCTTGCCCCAAATGGGTATCGACTCGAATAGGGAAACCCGAAAACCAACGGGTAATCAGGGGGAAACAGCCCCTAAACCTAGGCCCGGGGCCGGACTAGCCAGAACCCCCCGGGAAGATCACCGGGGCCGGGATAGACCGGGGCAATAGGCACTCTCGAGCCCGAGCCCGAGCCCCCGAACCCGGCCGGGCCGGGCCATGCCCCGTCTACGGGTTAACCCTGTTTCCCCCTTGTGGATAACATCCACCCTTGTGGATAAGGCTGGGGATATGCTGTGGATAACCCTGTGGATTGTGCTTGTGGATAATCTGTGTAAATCTATCGGTTGAGGGTAGGGTAGCCAAAAACACTTTCGCGCGCTCCTGAGCCGTTTTAGACCCCTTTACGGGGCATGGGGTTTTATACAGTCTTTTTGGCTAAAGCCTAGGGGTTATTACCTAAAACCTAAATTCTGGCATGGAATTTGCTACGCGCGGGCGCGCATTTGTAGCTAGTGGACTCGGGGCCGGGCTTGAGGGGGCTAGGGTTATTACCTACCCCTGACCGGGCCGGGAAAATTGATAATTGGCCCGTGCCGATTGGGCACGCCACGGGGCCAGACTGGCCAGACGACATGACGCTAGATCAGATTCGGGCAGTATTATCTGCAACTCACATAATAACCCTGCAAACGGCCGCTAGGGCTTGCGGGTTATCTTTTAGGAATGGTCCCGAAGCTGGGAAAGCTGTCTTAATTGACAGAATCTGTAATGATGAAACTCTCTCAGCTAATGTAATTGCATGGCTGCAAAATAACCCGTCCGGGTTAAAAGCCAAAACAGAATCAGAATCTACTATTATTCAAACCCCTATTATCATGGAGAAAACCGAAATGCAAAATAACCCGGGCTCTGAAGCCACACAATTAGCCGCCGTATTGCAGTCCATTATGACCCGTCCTGTCGGTATTGACGCTGAAGCCGTTCGGGGTATTGTGGCCGAAGCCCTTAAGGGTATTGATATCACCCCTAGCGTGACCATCAATTTTCCAGATAAGCCGACCATTATTCTGGAGGAGATTACGCACAAGCTTTTCCCGAAGCTTCTCCGGAAGCTCCAGATTCGCAAGCACACTATTATCGTGGGCGGAGCCGGGGCCGGGAAGACCCACGCCACCGAGCAAGCCGCCCGGGCTCTCGGGCTTTCGTTTTATCCCATGACGGCCGCTACGTTTAGCCATGAGCTGGTCGGCTATCGTGACGCATCCCGGGAATATGCGCGGACCCCCTTTCGTGATGGTTTCGAACACGGGGGCATTGTCCTAATCGATGAAGCCGATGCCAGTTCGGCCGATTGTTTGCTGGTCTTAAATGCCATGTTGGCTAATGGCTTCGGGGCTTTTCCAGACGGGCGGGTTAAGGCTCATCCTGATTTTGTATGCGTTCTCTGCACCAATACCGACGGCTCCGGGGCGAGTATGCAGTATTCCGGCCGGACTCGGCTTGACGGGGCTTTTCTAGATCGTTTTGTACTCCAAAAATGGGAGGTAGACCCGGCGATTGAAAAAGCCAGCGCGGCCGGGAATACCGAGTGGCTAGCAGCCGTCCGGGCTGTTCGGGCTTATGCTGAACAGCACCAGATTCTCGATGTGGTGGCAACCCCCCGCGCCGTGGCGAACGGGGCCGCTCTGTTAGCTGCCGGGGAGGACCGGGAGGAGGTTCTACTCGCTACGCTGTTCCGGGGGGCTCTGACTCAACAATGGGCTTCCGTGCTCGCTCTCGGCCCCGTGGCCGACTTTTTGTCGGGGTTCTAATCATGAGCACCATCGACGACAAAAAAGATCTCCGGGCTCTGTTTAGCTTGACCGAGTCCTTTGGGGGTCCGGTCATTCATAAGCGCTTTACTAGCCCGGAGCAAACCATTCAATGGTGTAACTCTCAACCCCTTATTAACGAAGCATGGGCAGCTAATAGAACCCGCCGTCAGGACCCAGCATGGGAAGGACTCGCCGGGCAGGATTTTCTTGACCTAATTAAAACGGGCCGGGGAAGTAATGCGACGGCCAGCTTCAACAAAGCTCAAGCTAAGCTCAAAACAGACCGCCTAGCCATAGGCGGGGCTCCGGTCCCGGCCGTTACTGGCGGAACATGGGTCATCCCTGCCTATCTTAGCGGGAACCCCCTTTGTGCCCGGACCCGGCCCCGGGCTAAGCTACCACACCGGGACTTTAGATTCTCCCTTCAATGTTCCGCCTTTGTTGACCAATCCGAGCTAGGCTCGATCGGCGCGACGATAGCCCGGGCAATATGGGACTACACACTCGCCGGGGGTACGTGCTCCCTGACGATGTTTTATGTCTACGGCTTCGGTATAAAAGCCCCGGAGAATAAAGCTGAAGCAGTATGCTTCGAAGTCAATATCCCCATTAGCGGGACAACGTCAATCGCTCTGGCCCTTAGCACGGCGTTTTATCGGCCAGTCTTAATGAACGCGGTTTCGTACGCTATTAGCCCGAAAAATTCAGACTCCATCCCCATGAAACGGCATTTGCAGCCCGCCAACGTAATAGCCCTCGAAGGGACATGGTCCACGGACCGGGCTTCGTTGGCTAGCGTCGGTATCGAAGCCTAATCCCTGCCCCCCCCCTGCCCGGGGGGATATTCCCCTCGTGGCTAACCTATCGGAGACTCTCCATGTTCACACTCAAGCCAAAACATACCCTGCCCCAGTACGTCCTTAGGGGCTGGTCCATTCTAGCCCCGGCCTTGTTCGACCCGGCTCATTCCATCCCGGCCCGGGTTGCCCGGATTGAAAAGGGCCAAGAACCCCGCGCAGCTATCCTAGCGGCCGCTCCGGCCCTTTCGAACGCCCTAGCGGGGCTCTGCGCGGCCTATACCTATGGAACCCCCGCCGACCTAGCTCAAGCCGTCCATGCGGCCGAGACCCTCTTATCCGGGCTCGACCATCCCTCGACCATTCCCGGCGGGCCTATCAACCCCGAAGCTATCATCGAAAAACGGCCCCCAGGCTATTGACAGCGGCATCGAAACCCCTAAAATAGCCAGACCGCAACGCAACCCCCCGGGAGCTACCATGCAAAACCGAACCCTCGAAACGATCCATCGAAACGGCGTCGCCGTCCAGATCGACGCCTTCACGGGCGACATCATCGAAACCCTCGATGCCGTGACCGGGCTCCCTGCCCGTATCATCCATAAGGCATCGACCATCGCCGAAGCCGTGCGCTTCGCTCAAGAGTCCATCCTTTCCCTCGCTGAGCTGGGCTAATCCCAGCGGGGCTAATCTTCGGGAGTCCAGCCCCCTCCCATTTTCCCCCTAGAAAGTAAAATCATGACTACCACCGAAACCCCCGAAACCCCCGAAAAAACCCGCCAAATGTCCATGACCGTCCTTGATGACGGCATTATCCGCGCAGAGTTCGGCCCCGGGCTTGATCCGCTGAGCATCGACCCTTCGAGGTTGCCAGAGGATATTCTCCCTCAGGCCGTCGCCGAAGGCATCCGCTCGTTTCTCCGCGCCCGGGGCTCTAAGCTCTCCGGCGACAGCCGAACCCCCGCTGCCCTCCGGGCTGTAGTATCCGAAGGCATCGACGACCTCCTCGCGGGTAAGTGGTTCACCCCCCGCGCAGCATCGACCTCGACCGCCGATATCACCGCCGACGCCGAAGCCGCGCACGTCTACCGTAAGACCCGCTTTGCCGAGACGAACCCGGGCGAGGAATACACCGGGACCCTCGCGGCTGATGCTGCGGCTTACAAGGCCCTCGACGAGGCCAAGCAGAAGAAGCTTAAAGCCGTGCCCCGCTTCCAAGTCGCCCTCGCCACGGTCAAAGCCGCCCGAATGGCCGCGAAAGCCGCCAAGCTGGAAAAGAAGCTGGAAAAGAAGGTCGTTTCGAACTCGACCGTCGACAGCGATTTCTGATTTTCCCCGCCGGGATATTCCCGGCTTTTCAAGCCCCCTCGGTGCAAGCCTTGGGGGCTTTTTCGTTGGGGGTAGCGTTTCCCCGGGAGGCGGGGATAATCCCCAACAGCACTAGGGTTTCCCCTACTACCAAACGCCCGGGCCTAGCCTATCATCGAACCTCGCCCTCTCCATCCCTCAACCATCGAAAGCCGCCCCTATGCCGCGCCCTACCGATCCCGAACGATACCCCCTCGCCTTCGGCGAAGCCGTCGCCTACACCGTCGCCACGGCCCCTAAACCACTCTTCATCCCCACGTCAGACCCTGCCGCCCTCCGCAGCCAGTTCTACGGCTACTTCCGGGCCTTGCGCTCGACGGGTGACACCGCCGTGGCCGATGCCATCGCCATCTATATCAAGTCCAACCCCCCGGGCATCGAGCTGACCACCCGGGACGCCACGGCGCAAGCTCTGACCGTCTCCGCTGCCCTCGCCGCCGCCCGGGGCTCAGCTCAGAACCCCCAGCATCCCTTCGAACACGAAGCCCCCGAGCAACCCAACCTGCCTAGCGCATAATCCCATGACCAACGCCGCCCCCGAACATAATCCCTTCGAAGAAATCCTCGAAGAAGACTATCACAAAGCCCTCCTCGAAACGGGAAACCTACCCTGCTTCAAATCCGGGTCCCATAAGTGGACCGGGCATGACTGCTGGCTGGCCGAGGGCTTTGTGGCTAAAATCCACGCCCAATGCTGCACGGGTTGCGGGAAAAACCACTTCCAATTTATCGGCTTTTTCCGCATCGAGTCCAACGCCGCAAGGAAGGCCTCACGATTTATAGCCTTGAGAAAGGACGAAGCCCTCCCTTCTCCGGGGGACGCCCCCCACCCGGTTGAAATATCTACCGAAACCCTTACCACCTGCTGTAGCTGTATGAGCAAGCTCGGTTTTCCCGACGTCCAGCTCGTCTTCAATAATCTCCCAAAAATGTAAAACCACCATGAACCCAATACTCGAACCCCAACGATTCAACGAAATCCTCGAAGCCGAGACCGCGCGCTCGGGGAAAGCCAAGGCCGAGGCCATCGCCGGGACGGCTATTTTCCTCGCCCTGCTTAACATGGGGGCTCGGGATGAGCCAACGGGAAAAGCTCTTTCTTGGTCTTTTTTCCGAACCCTGACCACCCTTCGCCCAGACTGGACCGAAGCCGACTTCAACCATATCGCCATCTATATCAACGCGCTTATGGCGGATTATAAGGACTTCGACAAGTGAACCCCCTGACCACGCCCGAAATAAAATCTCTCCGGGAAAAGGCCCAGAGAGTAACCCTAACCTTCGAAGAGGTCAGGCTCTTTATCGCCGCGACGAGGAAAAGCTTCCTAGCTCTTCCCGCCAAGGCCCCCAAGGCCCTGACTTCGAAGCAAACCACCATCACGGAGAAAGAAATTGACTTTTTCTGATAATCTCCAAAGCTCCCAGACCGCTTACGAAGCCCTCGCCGAGAGAATCCGTAATGGGGAAAACATCCCCCTCGCCGAACTCATCGAGTTTATAAAACACTCCGACGGCGTCCTGCGCCGGGAGAAGAAAGCTAAAACCACCCCAGATAAAGACGTTGACTTTTTTTAATCTACCCCTTCAATCCAAACCCATCCTCCCCCATGAGCATCATAATCCACGCCCCCAAAAAGCGAGCCCCTTTTCCCTTATGCTGGGATAATACCATGCGCTCGGCCTTCGTCGAGTGCCCTCAGAAGGCCTATTGGCAATACTTCCAGCATTACAAGGGCGGCGGTGAAATCTCAACCGACCTCCACGCCGGGAAGGCTTTCGCCTCCGGCCTCGAAGCCGCCCGCCGCGCGTATTACGACATCAACAAGTCCGAAGAAGAATCCTTCGCCATCGGCCTTGAAGTTCTCTATAAAGAATACGGCGACTTCGTGCCCCCGCCGCATAAAGCAAACAAAAGCCTCGACCGACTTCTTCAGGCTTTTATCTATTATCGAAAAGCCTTCCCCTTCGCGGAGGACGCTGTGCAGCCCTACCGCAAAAAAGACGGGAGCAGCATGGTGGAGTTTTCCTTCGCCCTGCCTATCGAGCCCGAGCTGCTCCTCCACCCCGAGACGGGCGAGCCCCTGATCTACACGGGCCGCGCTGATATGATCGCCACCTATGCCGGGGCCCTGTCCGTCTACGACGACAAGACCACCTCCCAACTGGGCCCCAAGTGGGGCAACCAATGGAACCGCCGCGCCCAGTTCACGGGCTACACATGGGCGGCACGGGCCTACGGCATCCCGGTGACGCAGGTAATCGTCCGGGGCATCGCCATCCTCAAATCCGAGATTAACCACGCTCAGGCTATAACATCCCGCCTCCCCCACCACGTCGATGAATGGCATTACCAACTCATCCGCGACCTAACCCGGGCGATAGACTGCTGGAAGAATAACTACTTCGACGTAAACCTCGCCGACGCTTGCGGGGCCTATGGCGGCTGTATGTTCCAGCAACCGTGCATGGCCGTCGATCCCGATCCTTGGCTAGAAACCAACTTTATCCGTAAAATTTGGAACCCCCTTGCCCGAACCGAAGAAACCATCCTCCCGGAGCCTAAAAATGATTGAACAAGATTACACCGACTTCTGCCTTGACCGCTGGAAGCTTCTCCCCACCGAATCAGGTAATCTCCTCCATATCGCCGTCGGCTTTACTGGGGAAATCCTGGAACTCCTCGAAGCCAGTTCCCGGGAAAACCTCCTCGAAGAGCTTTCCGATGCGAACTTTTACCTCACCGTCGGGGCCAGCTTTTATCCCTGTTCCGATAACTACAAGCCCCCCGAGTGGCCTAAAACCAAGGCCGAGCGCGAAGCCCTCCTCCGTTCGACGGCCAACGAACTCCTCGACTACGCGAAGAAGGCCTTTATCTACGAACAAGCCATCCCGGTTTTCATTATCGGGGAGACTATCTTCCTAGCCGAAACCCAGCTTAAAATCTACGCCGAACTCCTGGGCTTCGACGAGGCCGATCTTATCGACCACTCCCGGGCCAAGCTCCTCAAGCGTTATCCCGAGGGCTATTCCAACCAAGCTGCCGCCGACCGAGCGGATAAGAAAGGAGAATGAAATGAAAACTTTCATAAATTATTATGGGGGTAAATATCGTATATCTGCAATGTACGGCCCACCAAAGTACGATACAATAATAGAACCCTTTGCTGGTGCAGCTGGATATTCATTGCGCCACTCGGAAAAAAACGTAAAATTGTATGAAGTTAATACCGATTTAGTTGCTATGTGGAAGTGGTTGATTTCGGCTTCCCCAGAAGATGTACTACGTTTACCAGTAAAGTTTGACCACACAGACGAACTAGATGTGGAACACGGAGCGAAGGTTCTCATTGGCTTTTGCTTAAACACCGGGATTGTATCCCCCGCCAAAACCAGAAGTAATTGGGCTAAAGAATATAACGAAACAAAGCAGTTCTGGGGCATCGGTAGGCGTGAGCGTATATCTCAACAAGTTACGGGCATAAAGCACTGGGAATGTATTTTGGTCGGCGACTACTCTGAGATACCCAATCAGGAAGCAACTTGGTTTATTGATCCTCCGTACCAAAACCAAGGAAAACACTATATTCACAACTGCGAAAACATAAATTTTACACACCTTGCTGAGTGGTCTAAGAACCGGGACGGAGAAGTGTTTGTTTGCGAGCAAGAAGGAGCAACATGGCTCCCGTGGACACACAGCAAAGACGTGAAGGCAAACGCTAAGACACTACGTTCAAAAGAAGTTTGGTATTACCAAAATGGAGAAAAGAAATGAACGACCTACGAAAATCAGCGCAAATGGCGCTAAATCATTTGTTGTCATTTGACCCAATAGCGTGGAGCCCAGAAACAGCGGAAAAGTTGTACGCCGCTATTACCGAACTGCGTACCGGACTCGCGCAGCCTGAGCAAAAGCCAATAATCTGGACTACGTTGGCTGAACTAAATTGGGCTTTGCGAAATCCCGGTCGAAGGGGTCTGTTCTACGCCGTCAAAGACGGCCCATTAGATATTCCCCTCTACACCCACCCGCCCAAGCGCAAGCCGCTGCACCCCGATAAGATTCGAGAAATTGCAGATAAGCAAGAGTGGGTTTTGTGCGAACCGAAGTATTTTCAAGCGATGGTTGATCTTGTCCGCGCTACCGAAGCCGAGCATGGGATTGGGGGTGAGCATGAGTGATCTACGAAAAGCAGTGGCCACGGTAGTTGAAGACCTTGGGCACGATGGGGAAGGTTTTAGCGCAAAGGTGCGCTGGCTTTTTAACCCCGTGCCGGTAGGTGAACAACTTCTTTGGGACCATGGGCCTGCCAAGCCAGTGCAGCCTGAGCAGGAGCCTTGCGGGTGGGGGTGTTTTTTGGATGGGGTGTTGATGGAAAACTTGGTTAGCGACGAGAAGTCCGTTGATTACTGGTGTGCATCCGACAACCTTAAGATGTACGGACTGGTCAAACGCGCTCTCTACACGCACCCACCCCAACCCAAGCCGTACAAAGAGGAGCCTTAATATGCTTTCCTACATTTTCCCAAGCCGAATCGACCGCCTCAAAGCCCGCCAGATTCACATAGCCGAAGACATCGCCGAGCTTGAACTCGAAGCCATTCGTATTAAGCACCTCATCACCATGTTAAAAGAGCAAAAGAACTACTTCGCCTCGATATTCCCAACCCTCATACCCAAAGGATAGGAGCCATGTTATATGAAACCGCCCTCAAAGAGAGAGCTTCTCCTCCAGAACCAACTAGCGATGTGCGCTGTGTTGCTATTCCGGGTTCGGGAAACTCTCTCCCCGTCAACGAAAACCGAGGCCATGATTATCGAGATAGAACATTTTTTCTCGGAAGCAAGATTATCTCTAGCGGAGGCCTTAGAACAAGAGGCTACAACCCCTCCCTCGCGTACTTCTGCACCACCTGTGGAAACATCTGGGGCCGGGTCTTACTGGGTTCCGGCGGCTGGCACTCAGTATCGATACGCTGCCGAGAACACGGAGGAGGAAGTTTTCTCACCCCCCTCCTCTGGTGGGATCACGCCAACGGAAAAACCCACGACGCCCAACTCAGCACCTTCCCCGAAAACATCCTTCGCTATGAGGCTGAAATCCGTGCTTTCGGCGCAAAGGGAGGGCTAGGATTATGAGCTTCCCCTGCCCAACGTGTGGAGAACTAATGTCCACCATCTCCACCCGCGAAATCGAACGCCGCCGCCAATGCCCCCGGGGCCACCGCGTCACTACCATTGAAATAACCAGAGAACAACACGACAAAAACGCCCATGACCTAGATTACCTGCAAAACCTCAAACTCGCGCTAATCCCAGCATTTAATAACTTCTCCAAGGAACTCCATGACAACGGCAACGACAACCAATCCGACCCCCTCCAGCTCAGGCTACCCGGGTTTTAACATCATCCTCGAAGGCCCCACGGGCACGGGGAAAACCTTCTCCATCGGAACCCTGTGCGACGCCGGCCTTGAGGTATTCTACTTCGCCCTCGAACCCGGCTTGGAAAGTCTTATCGGCTACTACACCGACACGAACAAGCCGATCCCAGAGAATCTCCATTGGCATTACATCCAGCCCAAAACCAAGGGCTTCCCCCAGATGAAAGCCACCGCAGATTCCATCGGCAAGTTCGACCTCTCGGGCCTGACCAAGATGCGAGACATCAATCGAGCTATTAACAACCCCATGCTAGAAGTTTACACAGTTCTAAACAACTTCGAGGACCAAAAAGATGGAAAAAGCTACGGCCCTGTGGATTCTTGGGATTCAAACCGCGTCTTGGTTATTGACGGCCTATCTGCTTTATCGCGCCTCGCAATGGAAATGGTCACGGGCGACAAACCTGTACGAGATAAACCGGATTATGGCATTGCTCAGAATAATCTCATGGGCCTTATTCACAAGCTCACTAGCGGTTGCCTTTGTCATTTTATCCTCATCGCCCATGTGAACCGCGAAGTCGACGAAATCCTCGGCGGGGTCAAGTTATTCCCCAACACCATCGGCAAGGCCATCATATCCGATATTCAACAGCCCTTTTCCGATGTAATCCTTACCGTCCGGGAAGGGGATAAGTTCTTCTGGGATACAGCCAACTCCCAAGCAGACCTTAAAACCCGCAACCTTCCCATCCAATCCAAACTCCCCGCCGACTTCCGCCCGGTATTCGCCAAGTGGAAATCCCGCATGGAAGCCGCTACTAAGGGCCTAAGTAAGTCTTGACTTCAGCCATCTTTTCTGATACACTATCTTTATTCTAGTGCAAGAGGGACGCTAGAACGAAGCTCAACCCTCCTCCCTCAATTCAACCTTTAGGAAATACCATGTCTCTATTCGATCCAGCATCGCTTCTTAATGCCGACCTCGAGGAAAACAGCACCCGGCGTGAGCCTCTCCCTGTCGGCGAGCCCATCGCCCAGATTACCAAGATCGACATCAAGTCCGGCGAAAGCGCAAAGGGCAAGTGGTCCCGCCTGGACGTTACGCTTAATATCTCCGACCCGGAGTATATGGCTACCTACGTTGACGGCTCCCAGACCGAAGCCGTTACTAACCTCGGCGTTATGCTCGACATGACGGAACACGGCGGCATCGCCATCGGCCCAAACCGTAACGTCCGTCTCGGCCGTCTGCGCGAAGCTGCTGGCGTTAACGGCAAGCCCCTGTCGGCCCTCGTCGGCCAGTTTATCCGGGTAAGCGTCGTTCACAAGCCCGCTTATAACGATCCATCCCAGATCGCCGATGAGATTAACGGCTTCTCGAAAGTCTAATCTTTTCGGGGGTTAACCTAACCCAAGGGGAGCTTCGGCTCCCTTTTTTACGGCGTAGGCGGCGGCGGAGTTTAAGCCGTGTGGTTTGCTTGAAAAATTGATTAAGGAGAAGGCATGAACGAACCCATTTTTTGCAAGCACGGCAGAGACGCCATGATTTGCCCAACGTGTGAAGACGAATGGGAGCAAGGCAGAGAAGCGCGGAAGAAAGAAGCACGCGCTGCCCTCGCGCAGCCTGAAGAGGAAGATGGTGACGCAATAATTATTGCTTACCACGAGGCCACTATCAAGAGGCTGGAAAAACGTATTGTAGAACTTGAGTTGGCTTTATGTCAGAAGCATTTTGTCCAGACTACTCCTGAGCAGGAACCTGTGATGTTTAACGGACTGACATTGGCGGAAACCGATGAAAGCGCATCTGTGATGGGTTTGACCCCACCACAGCGCAAGCCGCTGACGGAGGAGCAGCAAGTTGACTGCCTTGTGAAGTCTGGCTGCATCGGAAATGTGAAGATGAGTTTTGAATCCGGGCCTTACGACATTACGCGCCCGAGCATCAATGCCAGCAGGTTGATTGAACAAGTCGAAGCCGCCCACGGAATAGGAGTCCCAAAATGAGCAATGAGATTGAAAAAGAAGCCAGCCGATTACTCGGCAACATGAGCAGCATGGCTGGTTATCACGGCACATGCAGCGCGGCAGTAGCTGATTACATCGCCGAAAACTACAGCATGACGGTGTTTTGTAACGGCTGCCTTCGCAACATCATTTTTACCCCAGCCACAAAAAACTTCTACAGCTTTAAAACGGAGTCCGCATGAACGCGATTGACCAACTTAAATCTGTGCTTTGTGGGCCTGATGGCAAGTGCTGCGTCACTGGTTCAGACGAAGACCGTGCAATTATTGACCGCGCATTGCGAGCATTGGCACAGCCGCCCCTACCAGTGCAGCCCCAGCGCAAGCCGCTGACGGAGGAAGTATTAAAGGACGAGTTTGCAAAGTTGTACATAAGTGATGCTGCTATTTTGCATCTTGCAGAACACAACAGAGATTACGCAGTGGAATCAATTGGGGCTCGGCACCGTTGGGCCGCTTTCAAAAGCGGTGCCCGTGCCATCGAGCGGGCGCATGGGATTGGGGGTGATGTATGAGCAAATGTATAAGCAAAGATGGTGCATTTTTCAAGTGCACGGGCTGCGGCAAGATCATGCTGCGATATTACAGCACGCGAACTTCTTATTGCTCCACAATCGGCGCTAATGTAAAACTCACCCGCATGCGGATTACGCCGTGGTTTGCAGAAGATGTAAAGCCCGTGCGCGTCGGCTGGTACGAGACCTCCGGCAAGTATATGGTATACTGGAGCGGCGCTGGTGGCTGGCGATGGGGTGAATATCCGCATAGTAAACCTACTTGGTTGCAGGACTTAAGGTGGCGTGGGCTGGAGGAAGAACACATGAACAAATTCTTTAACTAGGAACTAAAATGACAAAACTTGGAAAAGCCTTCAACGCAGCCCTCGGGAAGATTATCTCTAAGATAACTCTCAACGATAAAGATGAACTAGTTTTTGACTTTACCGACGGAACTGGTGTAAAAATTCTCGATAAAGCAATTTATTGCTGTGAAGAGCGTTATATGCGTACGGATGATACCCTAGACGACTTTATCGGCGCTAAGCTAATTGGAGCGGAACTAAAACACGTCGAAAATGTTGATTCATACGCAGCGCATGAAATACAATTCCTTGAAATCCAAACCAATCGGGGCGTTTTTACAATGGCGAACCATAATGAACATAACGGCTGTTATAGCGGGTTTGATATAAGGTCGGAAGCGATTAACCCCTGTGCCATTGGGCGAAACGTCTGAGATTAAATAATGGACATACCGTACCAGCCCTGTAAAACTTGCGCCTTCTTCCTCCAAGGGATAACTACCGGGCTTTGCTGTAAGCAGTCCCCTGTCCTCCCCGAGCCTACCTTAACCTACCGCATAACCACCTGCAAGGGCAAATTCCATGAAACCAACCGGCCCCATCGACGCGAGGGTGATGATAATCTCCGACTTCCCAACGCCGGTGGAGAAGATTAAAGGGGAATTTCTCTCCCTTGGGCGGGAGGCTGTTCTCCTTGACAAGCTCCTTCAACGGGCCGGGTTCCATCGCACCTCAATTTACCTCACCGGGGCCTTACATGAGGTCCCGCCGAAGGATAAACACAACCAGCCCGACCTCGATCAATGGGTAAACCCCCGCAAGACTTGCCCCGGGGAAAACTGGGAAAAACACTATGACCATTGGCTGTCCCCCGAAGTCCTATCCGGGTGGAAAAAGCTCCGAGAAGAAATCGAAAAGATCAATCCCAGCCTTATTATTACCCTCGGAAGCCTTCCGCTTTTGCTCCTTACTGGGGCCAAGGGAGCCTCTAAATGGCGAGGGTCTAGACTCGCCCCCCTTGGCTTGCCCGGAAGCCTCATCCCAACCATCCACCCCACCACCGCGCTGAAGAGCGAGGAGCTAATTCCGGTCTTAGAACTTGATCTAAAAAGAGCCAAGAGAATCTTCACCGGGGAGCAGCTCCCCCGAAACTACGACTTCACGCCGGAGCCCACCTACGAGGAGGTTATCGTCTATCTAAACTCCCTCCTCGCCCAGGCAGATTGGAGCGGCTCTTCTAAGCTAATCCTCTCCGGCGACCTCGAAACCCGGCGAGGCCATATCGCTTGCTTCGGCATCGGCGAGAGCCCCGAGCGCGCCCTGTGCATCCCCTTTCTCCGGGCGACGGGCGACACCCCATTCTACTGGACTGAAGAGCAGGAGGCATATATTCTCTCCCACCTCCAACCCCTCTTTAGGCACGAAAACATCCTCTGGGTCGGGCAGAACTACCTCTACGATTGCCAATACTTCTGGCGGTTCTGGGGCTTCCTCCCCCGGCACGTTTTCGACACCATGATCGGCCACCACTCCCTGCACAGCAACATGAGAAAAGGCCTCGACTTCCTTTCCTCGCTATATTCCCAAGAACACATCTACTGGAAAGATGAGTCTAAAGACTGGGACGCCGACCTCGGGGAGAATCAGCTCTGGACTTATAACTGCAAAGACTGTGTAATCACTTGGGAGATATACTCCGGCATTATTAAGGCCCAAGAGAAAATGGGGAATCTCTCCCACCACGCTTTTCAGCAGGAATTATTCTTCCCCATTCTCCGTATGATGAATCGGGGAAGCCGCATCGACATCGGCCAGCGGGGCGAACTTAAAAAGCAGCTTCTCCTCGCCGGAGATGAGCGGCAATGCCTCCTCGACCAGATGGCGGGGCATCCGTTAAACCCGCGCTCCTCCAAGCAGTTAATAAACTTCTTCTACCACGACCTCGGCTTGCCCGTAATCCGGGCCCTAAAGAGCGAAACCATTACCACCAACTCCCCCGCA